GTGTGTGGCAGTTGTTAGATGATTACTTGGAATCCTACTTTGGAGGTAGTGCTTCGGCGCCGACAAACGCTCCGGAAACAACGCCAGGTGAAGAAGAAATCCTTGCCGATGAACCCGAAGAAGAGTATCCATTCTAAACCTAAATCCGCCCCGGTGTAACAGCCGGGGCTTTTATACCTATGGAATTACTTATCTACGCAAAGGACGGAAAGATTAAAGCGATTAGCTTTGATGAGGCTTGGGGAGATAGCGAGAAGCTCTTGGCCGAAGGGTGGGAGCATACCCACACCATTAACCCCGCAACCTTCCTCCAATTCATTCACAACGAATGTAAAAACGATGATGCGCTATTCTACATTCAATCACTTGGATTTAAAGATTTTTGACATGAAGCCACTAATCGAAATCATAAACACTGACAACGAACCGAATATTATTGAGCAAATTATGACACATCAAGATTACATCAAAACAGAAAAATGGTTTGCATGGCATCCAGTAAAAACCGACAACAAAGGCTGGGTATGGCTTAATTTCGTAAACAGAACCATTGATGAAAGACCTTTGGTTTACTTAGGACTACACGCTGAATATTCTTATACCAACAAACCCATGCAACAACAAATTAACTACTGCGACATCAAGGCCCTTGGCTTTACCGCCGAAGACGGCCACGACCAAGTGTTTGAAAATGTACACGGCTACCCGTACACAATCTTCACCAAGATGCTTACGCCAACGCTGATGCTTGACTGGCGGCAAACAACACGGCTTTGCGAATTGCTGGTGATTCGCCACGAAGATGGGCATATATTTGAACGCATCCCGATTGTGGATTTGGCGCATTTGCAAGCGATTGTTGATGCGTTTGCCCAGCGTTAAGGATTTAACAAAGGCGCAACGATGGTTTTGGCCAACACGAAAACAAATAACCGCTACGTGCTGGGCGGTTTGTCAGCACAAAATTTAATTTGAAAACGATGTTTAAAGAGTACAGAAAAACAGCCACAGTAAAGGCCAAACTATTTGAAAAAGGTGATGAAGATGGTTTTGTTCACCGTGATGGTGTGCTTGGTGCTATGGAAGATGCTAAATACGGAACACAACCTAATTTAGTGCCATACATAAGCACATTAGAAAACCAATTTCATAAAGGTGAATTTGGTCAGCATTATGTTTGTGTTGGTGTAAAAGGCGAACGCTGGCTTGTTGAAAAGTCAATATTTGAAGCTACTTACGAAGCAGTCAATTAGCCTTGCGAATAAGTAACGCACCCACACCAATCAATCCACACCTTTACGAAACCAACAAAACAATTAATAAAATGGAAGAAGAAGTACTGAAAGAGTTAATCAAAGAAATGGAGCTTAGGGCAGCATCATTTGAGTATAACCGTGACTTGAATAAAGAAGTTGATGCACAGCATGGTTATTGGGACGGCAAACGTTCAGAAGCGCAATTTATGGTCGAAAAATTAACATATATTTTGGATAATGGTGGGCTTTAGGGAGTCAACCCACACCTTTACAAAATAACTAAAAAGTAAACCAATAAAACAATTAAATATGGAAGTTTATTTAGGACAAAAAGCAAGACACAAAGACTTATGCGGAGGTAAGGAAACCTTTGAAGTCGTTGGTATCAAAAAGAATGAAGTATTGCTTGAAGGTGATTTTTCGGGCGGAACTCATAATGTAAAACAAGAAAGTTGGATACCCAAAAAAGGTTTGATTATACAAAATCGTTGGGGTGCTTGGATTGATGAAGAAACAGTTAGTGATTTTACGAAAAATGCTGGGCCGAGAGCGATGTTAGTGGCTGGCTTTCCTGGAACTGGTAAAACATCTTATTGCTACAGAGATGCTGATTATATGCCACAAGGATTTGCAACCGATAGCGATAGTAGTAAATTTGATAAGGCTAATTTTCCACAAAACTATATTGAGCATATCAAAGAAAAAATATCAGAAGGTTATGCAAGAATTTTTATTTCAAGCCATAAAGAGGTTAGAGATGCTTTAGTAGAAAATGGATTAGAATTTACGTTAGTTTATCCAAAAAAGGAATTGAAAGAAGAATATTTGAAACGATATAAAGAAAGAGGTTCTACTGATGCTTTTATAAATCTTATTTCAAATAATTGGGATTTATGGCTTGATGAATTGAAAAATCAAAAAGGTTGTAAACATATAGAATTAGAAAGTGGTCAGTTTGTCGCTAACGTTTGTTAAGCTTGCCACTAACTAATGTATAGGCGAAACAGTCAAGCCACACCTTTACAAAATGACTGAAAAGTAAACAAACAACTTTACCTTTTTTAGAACCCGAATCAGCCCCTACCTTGGGGCTTTTTATTATCTTTACGCCATGAACAGAAGACAACGCAAAACTCAAATCAAAAAGGAAGCTCTAGATACGGAGATTCTGGACGCATTTATGCGGAGGATAAACAACATCACCTTTGAAGTTAAGGAAGGGGAAACGGAAATCGAAGCCGCCCGGAAAGCGGTATTCCTACAATGCCACGCATTCCTAAATCGCTGGAACACGCAATACCTAAAAGGTAAGCGTGCAAACCTCCTCGCCCCCACATTCCCAGAGCAAATGTTAACCATATTCGGACTGCATGAAGAAGATACAAATAAAGACGCTGAAATTCATCCTGAGGTACCTGATACCGATGGAGGACTACCACCTAGCAAACCTGCTCGTAAACGGCGTGGAGCCGCTAAGAAAAAGGATTAAAACCCCTCACGATTTATTCTCCCTCGTTGATGAGATACCTCTCACAATGATACAGAATAAGCAAGACCTTATTAACGTAAAGAAAAACGAAAAGGGATTGATAGTGTGGTTCGACAATCAAATATCGTGGACGGTTTCTACCCACCTATCTACGAAGGGGAATAATACATTCGGCGCACCCAAACCAACCAAATAGATTGGCCGGTGTATCTTCACCTTTGAAGATACATTGTAATTACGCAACCCCTTCATCATTAACAATAAAGGTAACCCCTTTAATATCACACACCCAAAATCTACAAAGTAAAAGTCGGGAGAGTGTAGCACGTCAAACCGATACAAATTCGTGAAACTATCTTTCCGGTAACAGAATATATCCCTGGAGGTTAACTCCTCATAATAATAGTTCGATAAGTTTTCATCAGCGCAAACAATGGCGCATTTAGTGAGCTTCATCCTTGAAGTCCTTAATTATCCCTACGGCCTTCTTCGCCTTGCGGATAAACTCAAATATCCTATCTGTAATGCCTTTTCCCTTCACCCACTTGACTTTCTCGTCAATGGATGAATACTCTATCCAAATTAAAAATAAAGCCGTTAGAAGCGTTGAAAGGTGGTCTTTTGGGAAGTACATCATAACCACATCGTTTAACACCCAACTATCCAAAAGGAATATAAAGGTCAAACCCCCACCATAACTAATCATCTTTGAAACGAATCCTTCTCTAGTTTTCTTGCTTGTTACCTGTGCGCCCTGCTGCTTCGCGTACCATCTCCCTACGAAGGTATCAGCAACCACAGCGAAAAACACCAAAATTAAAAGCGGTGCGAGTGGCATGAAGAATGATATTACCACCGAAATATATGACAACAACGTTGCCTTAAAAGTTACTTTATCCATCGTTTCCCAATTACGTATAGCATACTTGCTAACAACAAAAATAAGAAGAATTTACCAATCAAAATGAAGGCTTTCTCCCACCATGTTAATCCCTTTACTATGGTGCGTATCGTGTGGCGGTGGCGGTCTTGTAAGGTGGCCAGAAAATCCTTCGGCGCCGAAACACAATCCACCCACATTCTACCCTTCTCACGTATCACCCGAACCTTCCCCTTCTGAGTAATAAACACCGTATCCATATCCTGACACGTATCTATAAACGTAAAGGATATAGTGTCCGGAGGAATGATTATAGTCGTATCGCGATACACAATAGAATCTAAAACTACAACAGTTTCTTTTGGAGGAAACTTTTCATTACAACGCTTCTGCGTTACACATGATGAT